ATGAACATTCAAGATTGGACACTGTACTATGACAACTTCGGGCCTTTGTCCTGTCAGGCGCCCTGCACCATGTACAGCGTGCTCTATGACCACGGAAAAATCCCCGACCCCTTCTACGGCACAAATGAGCGGGAGCTGCAATATCTGGCCGAAAAGGACTGCGTCTTTGAATCCGTCTTTTCCGCCCCGCCCGCTCTGTTCACGCGGGAATATATCGAGCTGGTATTTCATGGGCTTGACACCATCTGCCATATTTACCTGAACGGCACCCTGCTGGGCAAGGTCAAAAATATGCACCGGGAGTACGTCTACGAGGTCAAGCCCCTGCTGACAGCCGGGGAAAACACCCTCCGGCTGGAATTCAAGTCCCCCCGGCGCTACTTCGCCCAACAGCAGCACAAGCACTACCTGTACATGAACGACGGCGACACCCTCCCCGGCGCCGCCCATCTGCGCAAGGCCATGTACCAGTCCGGCTGGGACTGGGGCCCCACCCTGCCGGACATGGGCATTTTCCGGGGCGTGGAGCTGAAGGGCTGGAACGTGGACCGTTTCGACGGCGTGGCCGTCCGCCAGCACCACGAAAACGGCAGCGTCTCGGTGGAGCTGGACGTGACCACCAAATGTCACGCCGGGTGCGAGATCTACACAGACTTCGACGGCAAGCGCGTTCTCCTGAAAAACGGCCACGGCATTATCCAAGTGGATAACCCGAAGCTGTGGTGGGCAAGGAGCTACGGCGACCAGCCCCTTTATGATCTGGATGTGGAGCTGGTTTGCGGCGGCGAGGTCATCGACCGCTGCCACAAGCAGCTCGGCCTGCGCACCCTTACCGTCAGCACGGAGCCGGACGCGGACGGCAAGGGCAGCGAATTCTGCTTTGTGCTGAACGGCGTGAAAATTTTCTCCATGGGCGCGAATCTAGTTCCCATGGACAATTTGCTCAGCCGCATCACCGACCAGCGGTGGGAAACCATCGTCCGTCAGGCTGTGGACGCCAACTTCAACACCCTGCGGGTCTGGGGCGGCGGGTACTACCCCGACAGCCGCTTCTACGAGCTGTGCGATCAATACGGCCTGCTGGTGTGGCAGGACTTCATGGTCGCCTGCGCCAACATCTATCTGACGTCGGAGATGGCCGAGGAGTTCACGCAGGAAGCCATCTGCAACCTGAAGCGGCTGCACCACCACGCCTCCCTCGCCCTGCTGTGCGGCAACAACGAGATGGAAAGCGGTGTCATCAACTGGGGTTCCCGGGACAACCAGCTGGTGCGGGACGATTACACCCGCCTGTACGGCCATCTGCTGCCGGAGCTGTGCGAGACTTATGCGCCGGACACCTACTACTGGCCGTCCAGTCCCTCCTCCGGCGGCGGTTTTGACGACCCGGACAACCCCGCCAAGGGCGACACCCACTACTGGGAGGTCTGGCACGGCGGCGTCCCCTTCACCACCTACCGTCAGAAACGCTTCCGCTTCTGCTCCGAGTATGGCTTCGAGAGCTTTCCCTCCATGAAGACCATCCGCACCTTTGCCCGGGAGGAAGACCTGAACTGCTTCTCCCGCGTCATGGAGAACCATCAGAAGTGCCGGGGCGGCAACGGAAAGATCCTGCGGTATCTGGCGGACAATTACCTGTATCCTGCCACCTTTGAGAATCTGGTGTATGCGTCCCAGCTGCTGCAGGCGGACGCCATCAAATACGGCGTGGAGCACTTCCGCCGTCAGCGGGGGTACTGCATGGGCTCTACCTACTGGCAGTTCAACGACTGCTGGCCGGTGGCCTCCTGGTCCAGCGTGGACTGCTTCGGGCGCTACAAAGCACTGCACTACGCCGCCCGGAAGTTCTACGCCCCCGTGGCCATGGGTCTGTTTCTGGAAAACGGGGCGCTCACCGTCAACATTGCCAACGAGACCCGTGCCGGCTTCCGCGGCCACATTCATCTGGCCATGTGCCGGGGGAATCTGACCGTGCTGGACGGGCTTCGCCGGGATGTGGAGGTGGAAGCACTGTCCTCCCGAGATGTGCTGACCTACCGCGTGGACAGCCGCGACCCCTACGACACCTTCCTGTATGCCGACCTGTACGATGAGCAGGGCCGCTTTCTTATGCGTCAGGTGGAACTGCTGGTGCCTTCCAAGCATTTCCAGTGGCGCAAGCCGGCGTTTGACGTCCGGATCGCCCCCGTCCCCGGTGGGGCGGAAATTTCCGTTCAGGCCGATGTATTTGCCAAGGGCGTTTTTCTGGACTTCCGGGACTTTGACTGCGTTCTGTCCGACAACTTCTTCGCCCTCACCACCTCCGCGCCCTACCGCGTGACGGTGCAGACCTCCCGCAGCGTGGAGGAGCTGGAACAGAATCTGACCATCAAGTCCGTGTATGACATCCGCTGACCGGTAAGGTCTGCAGACATCCCGGTAAAAACCGGGCGGGGCATATCGCCGCATTGCTGCGCGATATGCCCCGCTCTTTTTTTGCAATCTGTCGAAATTTGTGCTACGCTATCGGTGGTGCTACCAGTACCCCGGTAGGCGGTTTCCCTCGATTTTTTCGGGGGTGATGCTTCTTTGCCCCCAATCGTAAACGAGAGGGGGTGACAGGTATGGATGTTACATGGGAAGGAATTTTCCAATTCTGCATGCTCATTGCTGCTGTCATTGCCCTGGTTCTCCAGGCAAATAACAAGAAGAGATAACCGCTGCCCTCCAAAGTAACGATTATCTCTTCGTAACGCATGGGGGAGCCGTCCTACTGGTAGCACCCCTGTATCCATACTATATCCCAAATCTTTCATTTTGTCAACCGCCCTGCCTTCCGGCAGGGCTTTTTTATTGCGCAGGAAACCCCCCGCCGCGCGGTCACGCCGCACGGCGGGGGTCAAATTTCATTTTCCGGGCTGTTTACTTCTCCGCCGCGGCGATGTAGTCGTTCCCATAGCAGAAGATATGTCCGCCGATCTGTCCCCAGATGTTGCTGTTGGTGGGCTTCGTGGCGAAATACACCACTTCCTTCGGCAAGATATAGGGGCCGTAGATCGCTCTTTCAATGGCCTCGTACTGCGCCTGGAAGGGTTCCGCCTTGTCCAGACGGGGCACGGAACGGAACTGTCCCTGCCCGTAGATCACGTCATGGAGGTTATCAGGGAAGCTGTCGGAGGCGATCCGGTTCAGCGCCACCTCAGCGACGGCCTGCTGACCCTCAGCGCACTCGCCCTGGGCTTCCACCCAGACGACCTTCGCCAGGAGCTTGATGTCATCCTGACTCAGCGTAATATCGGCGTACCGGGGCTCGCCCCGTTCGGGTTCCTCCTCGTAGTAAATGAAGGGTTCCTCCGGCATGGCGCTCTTGTCGTAGATCCACGCGCCGTCGTAGCCCAGCAGAATGTCTTCCGGGTTAAAGCCTTCCTCAAAGCCTTTTTTCAGCTGCCAGAAGTCGTAATTGTCCCGGTTGGAGTCATTGACGATGATCTTCCCGTTTTCATTGATGCCGGCGAGAACGATGAAGTGCTGGGAATTGGTGAAGATGGAGTTGTGGTTCATCAGCACGATGGCGACCTGCCCCTCCTGCAGTGCCTTGTAGACAACGTGCCAGTTCGCTGCCTTCTTACAGGCAAGCTGAAGCGTCTTGTTGCCGTATTCCAGCCGGGCAATGTTATTGATCGCCCGTCCGCCGAAATAGTGCGCCAGCTCGTCGGGGGTGTATTCATGGTCGGTCAGGTAGCTTGCCACCATGGCCAGAGAGACGATGCTGCATCCGCTGGTCGCAATGGTGCCGCTGCCGTACATGGTGTAGGGGTAGTCGTTCTGGAAATACTGCGGAATGGTGGAAATGACCGTCTTTTCTTCGCTCTGCGTCTCCTCCGGGACGTCCTCTCCGGTGGTCTCCGAAGCTGCTTCCTCGGTAACTGCGGGAGCCGTCTCCTCGATGGCCGCCGTCGGTTCCGCAGGGACCTTCACCTCCGCGGGGATGTACAGGTATTGCAGCACGAGTCTGCAATCCTCGTCCTGCGCCACGTCGGCATAAATCTCACAGAGCCAGTTTTCAAGCCCGCTGTCGGCAATGGCGAAGCTTCCTTCCGCTCCTGTTACGTACCAGCCGTAAAAAACAAATCCGTCAGGGGTCTTCTGCGCGGCATCCTCCCGCAGACCCGCCATCTGCGCCTCATTCGGCACGGCGTAGGTCGTGATCCGGATATCGCCGGGAACCGCGTTTTCCGGAATGCCCGCACGTACCACTTCGCCAACAGACGCGGCGGTGGCAGGGAGGGCAGCGATGCCGCAAAGAAGCGTCAGCGAAAGCAGAACCGCAGTCAGCCGCCAGCAATTTCCATGTATGCGCATTCCTTCGCCCCCGTCTGTAAAAAGCGTTCCGCGCCCCCGCGCGGCGGGGTACGGATGCGTATATAAATACGGATACAGTATAAAGCATTTTTTGTCAAAAGTCAAGATATGTCGAAGGAGGGAATGTTGAGAGTATCATTAAATGCAGAAGAAACCGTTACGGTTTTTCCTGCATTATTTTTTTATCCGAAGGCAGGCGGAAGGAGGTTAAAACATTGAACGGATACAGTTATTTGACGCTGGAACAGCGCCGCGAGATTGAAAGAATGTATGCAGAGGGTGAACGCGTTGTTGACATTGCCGCCCGTCTGAAAAGGAGCGCCGCCGCTATCTACGAAGAGTTGAAGCGCGGCTATACGGGAGAGTTTGACGGCTACGCCCGCCCGAAGTACAGCGCCGATCTTGCACAAGCGACGGTGCAAGAGAATTTCCGACGCAGAGGAAACCGACGCGGCGCGAATTGCTGAAATACGAAAGGAGCTATTCAATATGACACAGTTTAACAACGAGCTTTACGCGGGGTTCTTGCCGGAAGCGGGCGACGCGCGCTTCGAGGGAAAGCGGGGCTTCTATCCTGCAATGACGGCGGAAGAATACAGAGCGCTTCCGCTTCCGATGAAATGCGCAACGTGGGACGCGCGCGTTCAGTATGTGATCTTCGATAGCTATTTCAGAGATTATGAGCTTTCCGGAAAAGTCGAGGTTCACGCCGAAAACGCATTCAAGGCGCTTTTCCGCCACAGCGAAACCGACACGCAGTTATACAGCGTTTGCGCCGTTCGCCTTTTTGACGGAACGCGCGTTGCGGCGAAGTGGGTTCAAGACAGCGTTTCGGGCGCATTCCGGATTGTAACGACTTCCGGAAACGTGCTGGGTACGCAAGGCGGCTTTCGCGGACATATCCCCGAAAACTGCAAGAAGCGGGACGACGGGACGTGGGGGCTTTTCCCGCTTGATCGCACAGCAGACCGCAAGCAGATTATACGCGTCGCATTTTGACGCGGGAAAGGAGCTATTCACCATGAGCGACAGAAGAACAGCATTTGACGCTATCACGAAGGACAAGCCCACGCTGGCGGGCTTCCTTCGTTCCCTTCCCTGCATTGAAGCGCCGTGGGACGCGGCTTTTCAGAAGCGTTATTGCTCTTCCTGCACGGCGGAGAATTGCGACGCTTGCGCGAATGAGCAGTTCCGGAACAATCCGGAATGGTGGCTTTCCCTTCCGGCGGCGGAGGTGGAACAATGACGGCGGATCGGGCGCGCGGAGCGCTTGCCGTCCTGCAAGACGCGGACGGGAAGTTTCTTTGCGAAGTGCCTTACGGTTACATAGTCGAGCAGACAGCCAGCGCACACAAGCCCCGGCGGATACAGGCACAACGACGGCGGCGGGCAATGCTTCGCCGTCGCGTCGCCCTTACGGTTGCATTGCTGACCGTCGCCGCCCTTCTTGCGGCGCTTATGCCGTGGAGCGGGAGCGGCGCGGCGGACAAGCCGAAGGACACGACCGCCGGAACGCTTGAAGAGGTACACCAGCCGACCGCCGTTCTTCTTCCTTCGAGCGGGACGGTGGCGGAATACGTGCCAAACGCGGCGGAGGTTGAAGCCCTTGCAAAGCTGATCTACGGCGAAGCGGGGATCGTTCCTTCTACGACGGAACAAGCGGCGGTTGTATGGTGCGTTCTGAACCGCGTTGACGATCCGCGCTTCCCCGACACGGTGCTGGAGGTTATCGAAGCGCCCTATCAATTCAGCGGCTACGATCCCGAATATCCCGTGAAAGAGAAATTCGCCCTTCTTGCGGCGGACGTGCTGACACGATACCGCGCGGAGCGGGACGGCGAAGAAAACGTCGGGCGGGTGCTTCCGGCGGAATACTGCTTCTTCACGGGCGACGGGCGGCGCAATCACTTCACGACGGAATGGAAAAGTACGGATTGCTTCGGCTGGACGCTTGAAAGCCCGTACACAGATTGAAAGGAGCGGCACACATGAAGGACAACAAAAGCGGCTGGCAGTTCCCGAAGGCGCTTGAAATTATCAAGTGCAAGGAAGGAAACAAAGAGTTTATGAAGGAGCGTCCGGCGCGTCGCCCGTTCGGAAACACCGTGCTTATTTGTGAATATCCGATCGACGACACAGCGGCGGAAGAGCCGAACGCGAAGTTGATTACATGGCGGCTTGCGAAGCGCGCCGCACGGGACTTCTTGCGCGTTTCCTTTATGCCTTCGGCTATCGTATCGGCGGCGACGCATGGCGGGAAAACCGCCGTCCGCGTCTACGGTAAATATTAAATCACACGAAAGGAGCTATTCAATTATGTTCAGCAAGAAAAAGACCGAATGCCGCGTTTGCGGCTATCGCTTCACACCGGAGCGGGAAAACATCTACACGGCGGAAGAACCGCGTTCTATGGCGGATATGCTGACGAAAGCGCCGACGCACTTTTCGGCGGTTGATTGTCCGGTTTGCGGTTGTCAAATCGCGCTGGCGATCCGCGTTCCCCGCGTTGACCTTTCGGACAATGCGGAACGGAACGACGCGGACGCGCTCAACATTCCCGCTTCGCCGTATCCGGACGGGGACAAAGGCGTTCTTGCCTGCCCGAATTGCGGAAGCGGCGAATATCTGCACAACGCAGACGAAAACGAAAATGCCTTTTGCGGGCAATGCGGACAGGCTATCAAGTGGGGGTGCGAAGATGAAGATTAAAAGTATCGCCGCTATCTGCAAGAAGAACAAGAATATTGCAATCTTCGAGCGGTACAGCGACGACGGCGACATATTAACGCAGTACATCGGCGACGGATCGGCGGTTTATCCGGTTGTCGGGCTTCCCCAGCTTGACAAAGAAAGCCTTTTGACGATCTTCGACGTTCCGGAGAAAGACCGCGATAATTACTTCGTGAAAACGCTGGGCGTTCCGGCGGGTATCAGCTTCGAGGACACCGACGAAACGGAAAGGCACGTCGAGCGGGAAGGAATTTCGATCATCTATTCCGGACGAACCTTGAAGCCGATCCGCACAACGCGCGGGCTGGTATTCATCGAAAGCCGCTATATTTCGCCCGTCGCTGACGTGCTGGACGTGCTGGAGCTTTACGAACGCCGCACGGCGGAGGGAATGCCCTATATCGTCGCGAAGGCGGGCTTCCTGCTTCAAGCGGTGATTATGCCGTATGACGTTATCAATCAGCAGTTCGTGGAGAGTTTGCAGGACTTAACGCGGGAATGCGAATTTTCCCTTTCCGAAAAGGAACGCAGAGAGCGCGAAGCCCGCGACCGCTTCACATTCACCGAACCGGAACAATGTTCCTTGAACGTCGATCCGGACACGGGCGAGGTTGTCGAGGAAAGCGAGGTGGCGGACGAATGAACGCGGCGCTTCTATCCTCTAAAAATATGTGCTGGTGTACGCCGCAAGACTTCTTCGACAAGCTGAACGCCGAATTCGGCTTCGTGCTTGATCCGGCGGCGACCAACAAGACGGCGAAATGCTCTTTGTATTACACACCGGAAACGGACGGGCTTTCGCAAAGCTGGGATCGCGGCGGCGCGGTATTCTGCAATCCGCCTTACGGACGCGAGATCGGCAAGTGGGTTCAAAAGGCTTTCGAGGAAGCGCGGGGGGGGTATCCGATTGTTTTACTTATCCCAGCGCGGACGGATACGGCATATTTTCACGATTACATTTACGGGAAAGCGGAAATCCGCTTCGTGCGCGGGCGGCTACGGTTCACGGACGACGACGGGAACGCCGCCGATCCCGCGCCCTTCCCTTCAATGGTAGTTATCTATAACGGGGAGCGGGTGAAGGAATGAGCGATAAAAAGAAATGTCCGTTTTGCGAAGCGATCGCGCTTCAACGGTTCATCGAAGAACACCACAGCAAGCCCGCGGGGTTCGGAATGGCTTTATCCGCCGCGCTTGTTTCCTACGCAGTAGTAAACGGGCGTAAATGCGGACGGACAACGGATTACATGAAGGACGGCAAGGGCTACCCGCTCAATTATTGCCCTTCGTGCGGAAAGCGGGTGAAAAATGAGTAACAGACAGGAAAAGCCGCCATTGAAGTGCTTGCTGGGCATTGATCCGGAGAAGGCGCAGAAATGCAAGCCTTCGGAATGCGCTTCTTGCGGCTGGGAAGCGGCAGAAGCCGCACGGCGGCGGGAGTACGTGAAGGAACACGGCTTGACGCTATGCGCCGACGGCTTCCGGCGGCTGATTATTAGGAAGGAGAAAGACATGGCAACACCTTATAAGGAATGCCCGCATTGCGGCGCACATCTTGACAGCGGCGAAAAGTGCGAATGCCGCGCCGAGGAAATCGAAACGGTGCATTCGCAGAAATGCGCTTGCGGGCTTACGGAACAGGACGTTGAAAGCGGCTGGGAATGCCCGCTTGACAATCCGAACGAAACCGTCGAACGTTGCGAAGATTGCGCTTTTGCAAAAGAAACCGATTGAAAGAGAGGGTAAAAGACAATGACAATTAACGAGTTTGCGGCAGAGGTTCACAAGAACGCCGTTGAACACGGCTGGTGGGAAGGCGAAAGAACGTTTCCGGAGATCGTGGCGCTTATTCATTCGGAGGTATCCGAAGCGCTGGAGGAATACCGCGACGGGAAGCCGCTTCTTTATTTCCCTTGCAACGCTGGCGGGGTTTGTTGCGAAGAGGACGGAAGCGCGCATTGTGGAAGCCGCCCTTACGATCCGGAAAATCCGAACGCCCGTTGTTCCACGCAGAGCAAGAAGCCCGAAGGAATCGCGGCGGAGCTTGCCGACGTGATTATTCGCGTTCTTGATTATTGCGCGTATGCCGGAATTGACATTGAAAACGTGCTGGAGGTAAAGCACGAATACAACAAAAGCCGCCCGTATCGGCACGGCGGCAAGAAGTGTTAATCATGGCGGAGCGGGTGAACCACCCGCCGCATTATAACGCGGGCGGGATTGAGTGTATCGACGCGCTGGAAGCCGCGACAAGCGGGCTTCAAGGTATCGAAGCCTTTTGCACAGCGAACGCGATCAAGTATTTGTGGCGCTGGAAGCTGAAAAACGGTAAAGAGGACTTGCAAAAGGCGGTTTGGTATATCAACAGACTTATTCAACGAGCGGGCGCAGACAGCGCCGCAGGAAAGGAGCTATTCAATATGAAAGAAAACAAACACGGCTTCGAGCCGAAACAGAAATTCACGATGGGCGGGATCGCTTGGACGGTCATTCAGACGGGCGCGGATTGGGTGAAGTGCATTGCTTCCGAATGCGTCGAGGAACGCGCCTTCGACGAAGAGAACAAGAACGACTTTGCCGCTTCTTCCCTTCGCGAATGGCTGAACGGCGAATTCTTGCGCCGTCTGATTAAGGCGGGCGCGCCGGAAGAAATGTTCGAGTATTTCAACATCGACTTGACCGCCGACGACGGCTTGAAGAATTACGGCGGCGATCGCGTCCGGATCGGGCTTATCACTTGCGAGGAATACCGCCTTTTGCGCGGCAACATTCCGGCGCTTCCGGATCGTTGGTGGTGGACGGCTACACCGGACAGCCCGATAAATAATTTCGTCCGCTACGTCATTTCGGACGGCACGTTGAGCGTCAGCGGCGCGTACTTCGGCGCCTGGGGCGTTCGCCCGCTTTGCAATCTCAAATCTGAAATCTTGGTATCGTACTTAAACGGCGAGAATGCGGCACAGCAGAAACAGCGCGCCGAAGCCGTCGATATGATGAAGCACATTGCCGCCGCGTGGGACATCGACGCGGAAGAAGTTTTCGGGAGGGCTGACGAATGACAATGTATCAATTCATGGTAAATGCCTTTTATATGCTTTGCGGCGTTGCTTGCGTCGCCGCTTCCGTTGTGATCGTCTACATCGTTTTGAACGTGCTTTTCAGAGCGCTTCGGAGGGGCGGCGGGAACAATGGCAGATATTAAGCTCAACGAAGAAACACTTTTACGTGCAGGGCTGGGGATCGGCTACGCGTTCGCGCCCTTCTTTCGGGGCATTTTAGAAGGCGTTGAAGATTACACGATCGAACAGGCGGCGCGGGAAATGCAGGAAGAACACGACGCACAGGAAGCCGAAGAGGGCTTGAAACGTCCGGTTGAAAAAACGCTGATTGGCGATTGCCGGAAGTGCTGGTGCGATCAATGCGCGAAGCTGGAACAATGCGTTCACTTGCGCGAAGGCGCGCTTCCGGACGGGGTACGCCCGTTCCCTTGCGTCGGGTGCGCGGACGGAATGCGCTTCAAGCCTTGCGAAGAAGAACGGTGCGCCGATTTCGAGCAGGGCGCAGGATTTAATAACGGCTGACAAAACAAAAAAAGAGAACGTCCGGTTGCGACGTTCCGGACGTTCTCTTTTCCTCTTACATAGCTGTAAAAGGAGCTATTCAATATTGAAATTATAGCATTTTACGGCGCTTTTGTCAAGGAAGGGCGGCGGGATTATGCAGAGGGTTAAAAGACGTATTTTTTCGGGCGTTGTATGTGAACAAGAGGTTTACACCGTATCCGATCGAGCGAACATCAAGAAAGCTGAACCGCGACCGCGCTTCAAGGACGACGAAGAGCGCGCGCAACACCGGATCGGCATATCAAAGCGGAAACACCAGCGGCTGGTTAATGAAAACTTTTCGCCGCTTTCCTTATATAGTACGCTGACGTTCGACGACGACAGCGAAGTTCATACATTCAGCGAAGCGCGCAGAATACGCGACAATTACTTCCGGCGGCTTCAAAGGGCTTGTCCCGACGCGAAGATCATTATTTACATGGGGCGCGGCAAGTCTACGAACCGAATTCATTTTCACATGATTTCGGACGGCATACCGGAAGAAACGATCAGCGGCAAGTGGAACGACGGATCAGTAATCCATATTCGGCACTTGCGCGAACACAATTATTATAACGGCGTTGACTACGGGCAGGATTACACGGGGCTTGCGGATTACCTCTTCAACCATTGGACACCGGAACAGGGCGGACACCGCTGGAAGGCGACGCGCAATCTTCGACAGCCGGAGAAGGAAGCGCCGACGCTTGCACTTCGGACGTATACGGAAAAGAAAGCACCGATCGCGCCGAAGGGTTACAAGCTGGTGGAAGCCCGCGCGACGAAGTGGGGATACATATATTATAAATATGTACGCGAACCGGAGAAACCGAAACGCCGGAAGAAACGCGAATAGCGGGAACGCCCGAAGGGGCGCAATAAAAAGCCTTGTAAATGTGTAAAGTTTTACGACCAGCGCTTTTCCTTCCGGAAGATTGATTTTATTTATTCCCCGTCGCCCGCTTTTCAGAGATCACGAACGCGCGCATTGTCAAGGGTGCGAAGCACGGCGAAGCCGCTTGCCCTTGATAATGAAAGCGCGGGAGTGATACAAGCGGGAAGGCGGCGGGGATATAAAATCAATCGTGAAGGATCGGTTCGGAACACGGATCGAGGAAGCCCGCCGGATCGCCGATAGATTTATTCCTTTAAGCCCGTTCCCCCCAGCGGGGGGCGGAGGGGGGAGAAAAAGAAAGAAGGTGAACAACGTATGCTTGAATTGAACAAGCTGTATAACATGGATTGTATGCAGGGAATGAAAGAGTTTCCCGACGGCTTCTTCGACCTTGCGATCGTTGATCCGCCTTACGGTATCGGCATAGACGGACAGAAGAAGCGCGTTTGCGGCAATCCGAAGCATAACCGGAAAGAGCATATCCGGAAAAGCTGGGACAAGGCTATTCCCCCACCCGAATACTTCCGCGAATTGGAACGTGTTTCAAAAGCGCAAGTGATATGGGGCGGAAATTACTTCGTTCCGTATCTTGAACAAGGGCATAAAGGCTGGCTTGTATGGGACAAGGGGCAACACGGCTTGACAATGAGCGATTGCGAATTAGCATATACCAGCTTCGACACGCCGACGCGCGTTTTTGTATGCAATCGCGTTGAATTGCTGAACGACGGGACAATTCACCCGACGCAAAAGCCCGTGAAGCTGTATTCGTGGGTTCTTTCCCTCTTCGCCCGAAAAGGTATGAAGATATTGGACACACACGCCGGAAGCGGAAGTTCCTTGATCGCTTGTTATCGTCAAGGCGGGCTGGATTTCGTCGGCTTTGAGATCGACGAAGATTATTGCCGCGCGGCGAATGAACGGCTGGAACAGGAACAAGCACAAATCCGGCTTTTTGATCTATTGGAGCAGGAAGAGTGGAAAGCACAAGCAACGCTTTTCGCGGAATGAAGGGAGGAAACACAATGCAGGAGAAAAGGACGCTATATCTTGCCGGAAAGATCACGGGCGATCCGTATTATTTCACGAAGTTTTACAACGCGCAAAAGAAGCTGGAGGAAGGCGGCTTCATCGTCGTAAATCCGGCGCTTCTTCCGGCGGAGGGCTTCACGTGGGAAGCCTATATGCGTATGTCCGGCGCTATGCTTGCAGAGTGCGCCGAAGTCTGTTTTCTTCCGGACTGGAAAGAGAGCAAAGGCGCGAAATACGAATTCGGCGAAGCAATGGCGCAGAACAAGCCGTTTTTCTTCTTCGCTGATTGGGAACGGGAGGGATCGCAGAATGCAGAAAAGTAAAATGCCCGTTCCGACGGAAGCACAAGAGCAAATGACGCTGTTTTCGTGGGCGGCTATGCAAAGCGGGAAATATCCCGAATTGAATTTGCTTTATCACGTCCCGAACGGCGGGAGCAGACACAAGGCGGAAGCGGGACGGCTTCGGGCGGAGGGCGTGAAAGCGGGCGTTCCCGATCTATGCTTGCCCGTTGCGCGCGGGCAATATCACGGGCTTTACATAGAGCTTAAACGGCAACGCGGCGGCAGGACAAGCGATCATCAATCGGAGTGGCTGGACGCTCTTTCGGCGCAGGGCTACAAAGCCGCGCTTTGCTACGGCTGGGAACAGGCGGCGGGAACAATTATCGAATATCTAACCGGAGGTGGCACACATGACTAAAAAGCAAACAGAGCTTTCCGAAGAGTTGCGGGAAGTCGTATTTGAAGCCGCGCGAGCAGGGGCGGCGGAAGCATACACACAGAACACGGGGTACGTAAATTACTTCAAGGCAATGGAAACGTTGTTGTATAACTACAAGAAGCTGGCGGCGCTTGTAGCCGATGAAGAAGCGTATTGCGAAGTTGAGTATCACGCGGGACGAAAGACGTTTTCAACGACACCACAGGCGAAGGGCTTTATTCAGCGCAAGACGGAAGCGGAGATCGTCGAGGAAATGCGAGAGGAAAAACAAAAGCAGTTCAAAGAAACGAAATCCGGCTTTGACAGCTTGACGCGCGCTATTTCTCTTTTCGAGGGGCATAAAGAATTCGTTGTGATCCGGCTTTACTATTTCGGCGAGGACATCAACGGCAATCCGCGAGAGGGCGGAACGGCGACGTGGGAAGAGATCGCGGAAGAGCTTTCCGACGCGGGCATTCTCAAAGAGATAAAGACGGCGCGCCGCTGGCGGAACAAGATCGTCAATGATATGGCGGTATGCGTATTCGGTATTCCGGCGGCGGTATCAGCGGCGACATACCGGAAAGCCGTTGACAAATGACCAAAACGCGACCAAACAATGCACCTTGTCCGCGACGCTTACGCGTGATATAATAATTACGCTGAATTATTGCGAATTGAATAGCGCGGGATAAAGCCTTTTGTGTGAATGCACGGAAGGCTTTTTCTTTTACTCTTTTGCACAGACTTTTCCACAGGAAGGAGGATAACCGCATGAAGCCGTGGGCGGAAAGGTTTTACAATTCGGACGCTTGGCGTTCATGCCGCGACAGCTTCTTGAAGTCGAAGGGCTACTTGTGCGAACGTTGTTCAACGCCGGACGATCCAGTAACCGCAAAGATCGCACATCACAAAACATACTTGACGAAGCAGAATATCAACGATCCATACATAGCGCTTTCGTGGGATAATCTCGAAGCGCTTTGTCAAGATTGCCACAACAAAGAACACCACCGGAACGACAAGAAAAAACGGTACGCATTCGACGAAGCGGGAAACCTCATATCCCCCCCTATTCGCTCAAAGTTTAGGGAGGGGGAAACACCGAGGGCGGGAGGTTAAAAATACTCCGCAGGCGCGCGCATAACGGGTGTACGCGTTTAAGGGGGTGTGGGTTGACCGGAAAAGGGGGTGATATTTATGGCGACAAAGAAGGACTTGACGAAAGAAGAAAAGATCAAGCGGGAGTTTTCCCGATTGAAGCGTATTTTCAAAGACTTGGATAAAAACAAGTTGCAGACCGTCGAAAGCCTTATCAAGAACGCGGCGTTCATGGCGGTATCCCTTGAAGAATTGCAAGAGATCATCAACGAAGAGGGTTACACCGTCGAATACCAAAACGGCGCAAATCAGAGCGGGACAAAGCAAAGCGACGCGGTGAAAACACATATCGCCATGACAAAAAATCACGCCGCTATTATCAAACAGCTTTGCGATCTTGTACCGCCGGAGAAGAAAAAAGAAAGCCGTTTACAGGCGTTACGGGACGAATAAAAATGCCCTTTTCAAATTACATTTACGAGTATTTCGACGGTATTTCTTCCGGAAATATAACCGTCGGCAAGTGGGTTCGCCTTCTGTATGAATACATCGTGAAGGGGCTTCAAGAAGGGCTTTTCACCTTCAACGCGAAGAAGGCAAACAAGGCAATTCGGTTCATCGAAAACTTTTGCCATCATTGCGAAGGGCGCACAGACCTTTTGAAGCTGGAGTTGTGGCAGAAAGCCGCCGTTTCCGTTATGTTCGGGATCGTCGAAGAGGACGGAACGCGCGTCTTTCGTGAAGTGTTTATTGTGATCGGGCGCAAGAACGGCAAAACGCTTTTTGCGTCCGCCGTCATTGCTTACATGGCGTATCTTGACGGCGAATACGGCGCGAAAATATATTGCCTTGCGCCGAAGCTGGAGCAAGCGAACATTGTTTACGATAATTTCTATCAGATGATAAAAAAAGAACCGGAGCTTTCCGACCTATCGAAGAAGCGCCGATCCGATATTTACATCGAAGAAAGCAATACCGCGATCAAGCCGCTTGCGTTCAACGCGAAGAAATCCGACGGCTTCAATCCGCATTTAGTTGTAAACGATGAAGTCGCGTCGTGGCGCGGCGACGGCGGCTTGAAGCAGTACGAAGTTATGAAATCCGCGCTTGGCGCGCGCCGCCAGCCGATGATCCTTTCGATCTCAACGGCGGGTTACGAAAACGACGGTATCTTCGACGAATTGATGAAGAGATCGACCGCGTTTTTGAAGGGCGGAAGCAAGGAACGCCGCCTTCTTCCCCTGCTTTACATGATCGACGACGTGGAGAAATGGAACGACCTTGAAGAGCTTAAAAAGGCAAATCCGAATATGGGCGTTTCCGTTTCGCCGGACTTCTTCAAAGAGGAAATCGCCGTCGCCGAAATGAGTATGTCGAAGCGGGCTGAATTCCTTACGAAATATTGCAATATCAAGCAGAATTCTTCCGTCGCGTGGCTTGATTACGTCGTCGTTGACGGCGCAGGAATTCACGCGAAGCTGGAGGATTTCAAGGACAGCTACGCCGTGGGCGGCATAGACCTTTCGCAAACAACGGACTTGACCGCCGCTTCCGTCGTGATCGAGCGGGACGGCGTTCTATATGCCTTCGCACAATTCTTTATGCCCGCGAACCGCCTTGAAACGGCGCAAGCGATCGACGGCGTACCGTATGACATCTTCGTAAAGCAAGGGATCGTCAAGCTATCCGGCGAAAACCACGTCGATTATCGCGACGTTTACGAATGGTTTTCTATGCTTCGGGATCAGTACGGAATATATATCTTGAAGATCGGGTACGACCGCTATTCCGCGCAATATCTGATCGACGACTTGAAGAACGCGGGCTGGCAGACGGACGACGTATGGCAGGGTGAAAACCTTGCGCCCGTGATCCGCGAGTTTGAAGGCGTTATCAAGGACGGCAATTTCAAGATTGCCGACAATAACTTGTTGAAGGCGCACTTCCTCAACGTCGCATTGAAGCACAACATGGAAACGCGGAAGTTCCGTCCCGTGAAGATCGAACAGCGGGCGAGAATTGACGGCTTTGTTTCCGTGATCGACGCGCTGACCGTGCGGCAGAAATATTATAACGAAATCGGCGAAATGCTCAAAAATGCGGGGTGATAAAAACATGGGAGTTTTTGAAACTATCTTCCGGAAGCCGAAAGCCGACTTGAAGGCGGAAGGCTATTTCAAAATGCTAAACGGGTACACGCCCGTTTTCAGCAACGCGCCGGAAAGTATTTACGAAATGGAGCTTACGCGCGCGGCGATACATTCGTTCGCGTCCTTCGCTTCAAAGCTGAAACCGGAGATCAGCGGCACGGCGCAAAAGAACCTTGAACGGACGTTGCAGTTCAAACCAAATCCGTTCATGGATACATCGAAGTTCATTTACAGGATCGCGACGATCCTTTCGGTGAATAATACTTGCTTCATTGTTCCGATCGAAGATGAATTCGGCGGGCTGATCGGGTATTATCCCCTGCTTCCTCAACGGTGCGAAGTTGTCGAGTACAACGGCGCGCCGTTTTTGCGTTATACGTTCGGGAGCGGGCAGAAAGCCGCGATCGAGTTTGAACGCGTCGGCGTAATGACGCAGTTTCAATATACCGACGATTTCTTCGGCGAGAGTAACGCCGCGCTTCGTCCTACAATGCAGTTGATCCATACACAAAATCAAGGAATTATCAACGGCGTTAAAAATTCGGCTTCTATTCGCTTCTTGGCGAAGGTTGCAAATATGTTGAAGCCGGAGGACATCACGAAGGAGCGCAAGCGCTTCACGGCGGATAACCTTTCGGCGGAAAATCAGTCGGGAATGGTGATCTACGACGCGAAGTTTGCTGACGTGAAGCCGATCGAAAGCAAGCCGTTCACGGTCAACGCCGCGCAGATGGCGCAGATCAACGAAAACGTGTTTAACTACTTCGGCACGAATGCGGGCATTCTGCAAAACAAATACACCGAGGACGAATGGAACGCGTATTACGAAGGCAAGATCGAGCCTTTCGCGATCCAGCTTTCGCTTGTTATGTCGAATATGACGTACACGGCGCGGGAATTGTCCTTCGGGAACGCGATCACGTTTACCGCGAACCGCTTACAATACGCAAGCAATCAAACGAAGCTGAATATCAGCACACAGTTATTTGACCGCGGCTTGCTGAACCGCAACGGCGTTATGGACGTTTGGAACATGGCGCACGTTGAGGGCGGCGAGAAATATTATATCCGCAAGGAATACGCGGAAGTTTCAGAATTAGGAAAGGAGGTTACACCAAATGCCAAAGACGAAGGATCGGGAGTACCGAACAATGATCCAGCCGCTATTGATCCCGACGGCGGCGGAGAAACGAATTGACACGGACTTCTACGTGGAGGGCTACGCAACAACGTTCGACAAGCCCTATTTGCTGTATGAGTGGGACGGGAACAAATATTACGAACGGATCGACCGGAACGCCCTTGCGGGCGCGGATATGTCCGACGTAATCATGCAGTATAACCACGAAGGAAAGGTGCTTGCCCGCCTTTCCAACGGTACGCTGGGCGTTGAAGCTAACGATAACGGGCTTTTCACGTTCGCGGACTTGTCGAAATCGCGCGCGGCGCAAGATATGTTCGAGGAAATCAAGAACGGACTTGTTACGAAAATGTCGTGGGCTTTCCGTGTATCGGAAGATAGCTACGACCGCGACACACGCACACGCACGATCTTGAAAATTGCGAAGGTTTACGACGTTTCGGCGGTATCCATTCCGGCGAACGCCGATACCGATATTTCGGCACGATCCTATTTCGACGGAGTGATCGAAAGGGAACAGCAGGAGCGGCTGGAACGCCGGAAGAAACTTTTGAAAATCAAACTAATGACGGAGGTTTAACACAATGAGAATTAAAGAAATCGAAGCCCGCCTTGCGGCTATCAAGCAGGAGATCGAACAGCGCGGCGACGCTATGACCGCCGCAGAGATTGACGCGCTGGAGCAGGAAACCACCCAGCTTACCGAAGAGCGCGCCGGACTGATTGCCGCCGCCGAGAAGCGCAACGGCATTCTTGACAATATCGCGAAGGGCGCGGGCATTGTTTCCCGTTCCTTCCAGCAGAACAACGGCGACGACAACGCCGCACCCGATGATCCCTTCGGTACGCCCGAATATCGTTCCGCGTGGCTGAAAAACATTCGCCGCCTTCCGCTGAACGACGCAGAGAAGCGCGCATTCAGCAACGCCAGCGGCGCGGGTGCGGAGGTTATCCCGACGCAGACAGCGAACGAGATTATCAGCAAGGTAAAGACGCTTGCGCCTATGCTGAATGAAGTTACCCTTCTGCACGTCAAGGGCGCTGTAAAGTTCGCGATCGAAGGCACGAACAACGCCGCCGCGATCCACACCGAGAACGCAAGCATTACCGCCGCCGCTGACACGCTGACCACCGTTTCCCTTTCCGGTTACGAGATCGTCAAGCTGGTTCAGATTTCCGATACTGTAATGACTATGAGCATTACCGCGTTTGAAAGCTGGATCGTCAATATGCTGGCGGAAGCTATCGCCCGCAAAGTCGAAGATTTGCTTATCAACGGCACGGGTTCTTCCCAGCCGAAGGGCATTGACAACGCGAACACTTGGGGCGCGACCAACAGCGTTACCGTTGCAAAGACGGGCGCACTTACCGCCGCAAACGTCCAGACACTGATCGGGCTTCTGCCTTCCGGCTACGACCGCAACGGCAAGTTCGTTATGAACAAGAAAACCTTGTTCACCGACTTTATGCCGTTGCAGGACAACAGCAAGAACCACATTGTAACCGTTCAGAACAACGCGTACTTCGTGTACGGCTATCCCGTTCTTCTGTCCGATTACGTCGCGGATCACGAAGCCTTCTTGGGCGACTTCAAGAAGGTTTGCGCGAACCTTGCTGAAAATATCGGCGTGAAGAGCGCCTACGACATCGACACGAACAGCTACAAATATAGCGGTATCGCGATCTTCGATTGCGCGCCCGCTATCGGTGAAGCCATCGTGAAGCTGGTCAAGGCGACCGCCTAAAGCGGGAGGGCTGACAAATGCTTGACAAGGTAAAGCTGGCGTTGCGGTTGAGCGGGACGGCGCTTGACGGCGAAGTTTCCGATCTCATAAACGCGGCGATTGCTGATCTTCGCCTTGTCGGTATCAACATTCCGGCGGAAGCGGGATCGTCCAGTAAAACGCTGGGCGATCCCCTTCTTGATCGGGCGGTTGTGCTTTATGCAAAGGCGGAATTCGGCTTCAATGACGACGCGGAGCGTTACCGCAACGCATACGATTATTTGAAGTGCGCCTTGTCGCTGACCGCTGATTATACCGAGGAAAGCGGGGGCGAATAAATGAGATGGGGCGAACAAATAACCTTGATCGCGCTATCCGATCCTTCGCCGTCCACAAACGAACACGGCTTCCCCGTCGCCCGTATTGAAACCGCGACAACGGTTTTTGCTGACAAGAAATCCGTGGGCTTTTCGGAGTTCTACAAAGCGCAACAGGCGGGATATACAACGGAATTGAAGTTTGACGTTCATTCTTTCGAGTATGAGGAACAGCAGATCGTGGAATATCCCGTTTCGAGCGGGAAACGGTATCGCGTCCTTCGGACGTACACGCACGGGAACGGAGAATTTACGGAATTGACGCTGGTTAATCTTCCGGAAGCGGAAGGGAGCGGCGCAGATGGCTAAATTCACCGTAACAGGGCTTGACGACGTACAAGAAGCAATGCTTCGGAGGGACAAAGCGACAATGGAAGCCGTGCCGGAAATGCTGAAAGCTGGCGGCGAGGTTATCAAGAACGCGTTTCAAGCGGAAACAAAGAAGCTAAACAGCACAGGCAGAGGAACGGGCGATTTAACCGCGTCGATCAAAGTATCCGCAGTAAAAGAACGCAACGGCGGAAAATACGTCGATATTGCGCCGACGGGTACAGATCGGCACGGTGTACGCAATGCCGAAAAAGGCTTCGTGCTGAATTACGGGCGATCAAATATGCCCGCGCGACCGTGGTTCACGGCGGCAAACGAAAAAGCGGCGGACGAAGCGACGGCAGAAATGCGCCGCGTTTGGGAGGAAAAGCAAAATGAACGTTGACAGTACTTTGAAAGCGTTGCTTGACAAGCTGGGCGTTCCCGTCGCCCGTTTGAAATATAACGGGCGGGCGGCTTGCTTTATCACATACCAGCTTGTCGTGGGGCGCGACACGCTCTTTTCTGATGATGAAGAGGGCGCACAGGAATACACGTATCAAATTAACATCTATTCAAAAACGGATTACTTCGCACTTCTCCAGCACTTAAAAACAGCGCTGAAAGCGGCGGGGTTCTACGGAATAACCATCAACGCGGAAGTGTATGAGCAGGACACGGGCTATTATCACGTCCCCGTTGAAATCAAGTATATGGAGGTATGACAAATGGCAACAATCGGATTGCGCGATCTTTACCGCGCACCCATTACGATCGGAACGTCCGGCGCGGAGGAATACGGAACGCCCGTGCGAATGGCGAAGGCAATTTCGGCGGAGCTTTCCGTGGAAGTAGCCGAAGCGATCCTTTACGCCGACGACGGCGCGGACGAAGTTGTAAAAGAATTCGTTTCCGGAGAAATCACGCTGAATGTAAACGATCTTCTTCCCGCCGATCTTGCCGCCCTGCTTGGGCAGAAGCAGGACGCGGACAAGGTTGTTTACGGTGCAGACACAGACGAAGCGCCGTATTTCGCAATCGGCTTCCGTGCGAAGAAGGCGGGCGGAACGTACAAGTACATTTGGCTTTATAAAGTCAAATTTGCCGTTCCGGACGAAAACTACACCACGAAGGGCGATAGTATCGAATTCACAACGCCGGAGATCGTCGGGCAGTTTATCAAGCGTTCCGACGGCTTGTGGAAGGCTGAACACGTCGCAGAGCCTACGAACAGCGTGGCGGCGGCTTGGTTTACTACCGTTCGCGAACCGAATAACGCGGGCGGCTGATCGAAATTGAAAGGAGGAACGGCGGGGAGCTTGAAAAGGCTTCCCGCCTTATTCTGTTATGAGCGCAATTAAAGACGGACGCTTCCCGATCGTGCTGGACAAGGAAAGACACCTTCTTTTCAGCTTGAACGCGATCGACGAAATGCAAGACAAATTCGGCGGCTTTGATCGCCTTGATACCGTGCTTTCCGGCAAGGACAGCATTAAAAATCTTCGCTGGCTTCTGACCATGCTTTTGAATGAAGGCGCGGCGGACGACGAAGAACCGCTTACCGAAAAACAGGTGGGCAAGCTCATTCATACGGGCAATTTTGCCGAAGTGAAAACGGCGATCTTCAAGGCGTTTTCTATGGGCAACAACGGCACACCCGAACCGCCCGAACAGGACGGCGAGGACGACGAAGAGGACATCGAAAAAAACATGAAGGCGGGCAAGGAATAATCGACCTTGCCCGCCTTCTTTATATCGGCGTAACGCTTCTTCGGTGGAGCGAAGCCGAAGTATGGCGCATGACACCGTATAAAATTTTGACGCTTTTCAAAATTCATCGTGAATTCAATCCGGATCGCTTCAAGCCCGTTCCGAAAGAAGTTGATATTGACGACGTGTTAGGGGGGATATAAATGGCGAAAGAAGAGCAGATCAAAACATCAATCGACCTTACAGGCGAAAAAGAGTATCGCGCCGCTTGCAATAGCATAAATTCTTCCCTTCGCGAAATCAATTCCGAAATGAAGCTGGCGACGGCGGAGTTTGCGGACAACGCTTCCGGCGCAGAAGCGCTGACGAAGAAGCAGGAGATTTTACAAAAACAGCTTGCGGAACAGGCGAAGAAAGCAGAAGCGGCGGAAGCCGCATTAAAGAAAATGCGAGAAGCGGGCATTGATCCGACCGATCCCGCCTATCAGAAAATGCAAACGAACCTTAACAACACGAAGGCGGAGATGGCAAAAACCGAACAGCAGATCAAAAGCACTTCGGAGGAATTGAAAAGCTCCAAAGTGAATTGGGAAGCCGTCGGCGAAACCGTCGGCAAAGTCGGAAAAGCCTTCGGCGCGGCGCTTGCGGCATTGGGCGCGGCGGCGGTGGGTGCGGCTTCCGCTCTTGCGGGGCTGACGGTATCCGCTTCTAACTACGCCGACGACCTTATAACGCAATCGACATTCACGCGGCAGACGACGGACGATCTTCAAAAGTACGCCTACGCCGCCCGCTTTATCGACGTTGAAGTAAATACGCTTACGAAGTCGATGGCGAAAAACATAAAGTCAATGGACAGCGCCCGTAAAGGATCGGCGGCGTATGCTGACGCATACAAGACGCTGGGCGTTTCCGTAACGGACGCGAACGGAGAGCTTCGCGACAGCAACGACGTTTATTGGGAGTGTATCGACGCGCTGGGTTCTATTCAGAACGAAACGGAGCGGGACGCGCTTGCTATGCAGTTGTTCGGCAAATCTGCACAGGAATTGAACAGCGTTATTGAAGCGGGTTCGGAAGCCTTCAAGGAATTGGGCGACGAAGCGGAGCAAATGGGCTTCATTCTGTCCGAGGACGCAGTAAACAGGCTGGGCGCTTTCAACGACAAATTGCAAGTGCTTCAAGCCGGAGCGGAAGGGCTGAAAAACGCAGCTTCTTTGATCGCTCTTCCTTTCCTTGATACGCTGGCGGGCGAAGGTATCCCGATTATGACGAAGTTTTCAAAAGCCGTCATGGACGCGGAAGGCGACGTAACGAAGATGGCGGACGCGCTGGGCGAAGGGATTTCCGACGTTCTCAATCTGATTGTTGAGAAATTGCCGGAGTTCATCGACATGGGAGTTCAAATGGTAACGTCTTTGATTTCCGGCATTGTATCGAACGCGCCGACGATCGCTTCGGCGGCGGTGCAGATTGTCGAAACGCTGGTTGAAGGCATTGCGGAGCTTTTGCCGCTTCTCATTGAGGGCGCGGCGCAGTTGATCGCGGGGCTTGCGACCGGATTAGCGAAATCGCTTCCGAAACTTGTTCCGACGATCGTTGACGTTGTATTGAAGATCGTTCAAACGCTGATCGACAATATCCCGTTGCTGATTGACGCGGCGTTACAGCTTATCACGGGGCTGGCGCAAGGGATTATAAACGCGATCCCCGTTATAGTAGCGGCGCTTCCGCAGGTAATAACCAGCTTGATCGACGGCTTGCTTTCCGCGATCCCGCAGATCATTCAAGCGGGTATCGACCTTCTGACGGCGCTTGTTGCCGCGCTTCCGGAGATTATAGCCGCAATCGTAGAAGCGATCCCGCAGATCATAGACGGGATTATAACGGCACTTACGGAGAATATACCGCTTATCATTCAAGCGGGAATTGATCTTCTTGTCGCGCTCATACAGGCGTTGCCGGAAATCATTGTGACGATCGTTCAAGCAATCCCGCAGATAATCAGCAGTATTGTAAACGCGCTGATCGGCAACATCGACCAAATCATTATGGCGGGCGTTCAGCTTTTCGTGGCGCTCATTCAGAATTTGCCGACGATCATAGTTGAAATCGTGAAGGCAGTTCCACAGATTGTTTCCGGCATTGTGCAAGCGTTCGCGTCGCTGGGCGGGGAGCTTGTAAACGCGGGTGCAAACCTTCTTCACGGCTTGTGGGAAGGTATCAGCGGCGCGGCTTCGTGGTTGTGGGAAAAGGTATCCGGCTGGGCTTCGTCCCTTGTTTCGGGTATCAAGGACTTCTTCGGCATTCATTCCCCGTCAACGGTATTCGCTGAAATCGGCGGCAACATGGCGGACGGCGTGGGCGTAGGCTTCACCGACAACATGGGCGGCGTTGAAGGCGATATGACCGCCGCAATGGGCGGAGCGGGCGCGCTGACGGCGGCGGAAGCAGTAAACGCCGTGAACAACGGCATTATTGCGAACATTGAAGGCTTGTCCGGAGCGGTGAACGCGATCGTCGAGCGGGTTATTACCGGACTGACGGCGCAAGCTCAACGTTTCAATCAAGCCGGACAGGACTTCGACAAGAACATAGCTTCCGGAATGGTAACGGCGATCGTACAGATCACGCAGAAAATCCCGCAGATCGTACAAAGCATTATTACCGCATTCACGGCACAACATCAAAAGTTCGTAACCGAAGGAACAAACATCGACAAGAGCATAGCGCAAGGCATGATCGCGGGTATCCCGCAGATCACGGGCAAGGTTGCACAAATCATTCAGCCCATTATTACCGCCCTTCGCTCTTACGTATCGGAGTTCACGGCGGCGGGCGAAGAGATGGTGCGCGGCATTTGGCAGGGCTTTCAAAATATGTCCGGCTGGCTTGAAAGCCGCGTCCGCTCTATGATGAGGGATATTGTGGCGGCGGTTGAAGAGGAAATGGACATCAATTCCCCGTCGAAGGTTTTTGCCCGTATCGGTTCGTACATGGCGCAGGGCTTGGGCGAAGGCTTCGCCCGCGAAATGCGCGACGTTGAAAGTTCGATCCGGCGCGAAACGTCGAACGCCGTTCCGGAATTCCGTTCCGGAGAGGGACGCGACACGCGCGGCGGCGGTACGCCTTCCGTTGAAGTCGTGCAAAACATCTATGCGAACGAAACGAGCTACGCCGAACAGCAAAGACAGGCGGCGCGGCAGTTCCGGCAGATTGCGCGGGAGGTTATGACATGAGGACACAAGAAAAATTGATTTACACGAACGAGCGCGGGGAAAGCATAGAGTTTTCCACCGCTTCTTCGTATCACGTAAACTTCAAGGACGTTACCGGACTTTCCGACGTGCGGAACGCTATTTACAGCACCAACAGCATGGGGCAGGACGGCGACACATACTTGGGCTATCGGATCGAAAGCCGCGATATTGACATCGTGGGATACATCAAGGAGCGGGACAAGCAAGCGGCGCAGAACCTACGCCGGAAGCTGAACCGCATATTAAATCCGCAGTACGAAGCAACGTTGACGTATGTTTTCGGCGACTTCCGGCGGGTGATCGGGTGCAAGATCGACGACGCGCCGATCTTCAAGCGAAAGCCGATCTTCGAGCAATTCACGGTTAGCTTGTCTTGCCTTAATCCCTTTTGGAGAGAGGAAACGGAAACGCGCGAGGACATAGCAACGTGGATCGGCGGCTTTGAATTCCCCGTTCCGGACGGGCTGGAGCTTTACGACGGCTGGGAAATCGGCTATCGCCAGCCGTCGCTGATTGTGAACGTCTACAATTCCGGCGACGTGAAAAGCGGTATCCGGATCGAGTTCCGCGCGATCGGCGCGGTTACAAATCCTGTATTGCTGAACGTCGATACACGGGAGTTTATCAAGCTGAATATTTCGCTTGTAGCGGGCGACGTTTTAACCGTTTCCACGGGCTACGGTGAAAAAGCCGTGAAGCTGAACCGTGGCGGCACGATTACAGACGCGTTCCGCTATCTCGACGTTGATAGTTCGTATTTGCAGATCGCCGTGGGCGACAATCTCTTCCGTTATTCAGCGGACGCGAACGCCGAAAATCTCGAAGTTTCGATCTATCACAATAACTTGTATTTGGGGGTGTAGCGCGGTGGAATTATACGTATATAGCCGCGATATGACACTTCAAGGGATCGTCGAAAAGATTTCGTCCTTGATATGGACGCGGCGTTATTGGAGTTGCGGCGAATTCAAGTTGCTTGTTCCCTTCACGGAGGAACACGCCCGCTTGCTGGTGAAGGAAAATATCATCATCAAGCGCGGCGGCAACGAAGCGGCGGAAATCCGCTATATTCACATCACGAAGAATTCACAGGGCATGGAGGAAATAGAGGTTCAAGGCAAGTTCCTTCTTTCGTGGATCGGCAAGCGCATTTTGACAACGCAGATCATCACGAAGGACACGACACAGAACATTCTATACGCCATTGTGAAGCAGACTTGCACGAACGCAGGAGCGGCGCGCAATATCCCGAATTTCAGCATATCCACGACCGACGCAGACACCGGAAGCGGGCAGATCGACTATACTTCGGAGCAGTACGCGAACGCCCAGCTTGCGGCGGAAACGGCGGCGAAGGCGGCGAAGCTGGGTATTCGGGTTCTGACAAATGCCCGCACGGGCAAGCATACCTTTTCCGTTTACGAAGGGCGCGATCTTACGGCGGGCAATACCGCAGGGAACGCGCCTTGTATCTTTTCGCAGGAGTTCGACAACATCGTGGAACAGGAATACACGAACAGCGTTGAAAACCTTAAAACAACGGCTTACGTCGGCGGAGAGGAAAAAGAAGGTGTAACGCGGAAGGTTGCCGAAGTCGGCGGCAGTTCGACGGGGCTTTCCCGCGACGAAGTTTTCATCAATGCAACGGACATCGTGCAGGAATACGAAAACGAGAGCGGGCAGACCGTAGCGCTTACCGACGCGCAATATTTAGCGCTTCTTTCCGCGCGCGGCGTTGAAGAGCTGGAGCAATACGCGGAAACGCTTGCTTTCGGATCGAAGATCAACACGAACGCGAATTTGAAGTACGGCACGGATTACGATTTAGGCGATCGGGTAACGTGTATCAATAAGCGCTGGAACGTCCGCATTGACGTTCGCATAACGGAGATCACGGAAACCTACGAAACCAGCGGCGAAGAAATAGATATTACCTTCGGCGAGAGCTTGCCCGCGCTTCTGACACAAATTCGGCAGATTACGAAATAAAGGAGGGCTTCACAGCATGGAAAAATCAAGTTTCTTCAATAGCGTTTCGCACGATCGCACATACAAGGCGGAGGATTGGGCGGAATACTTCGCTTCGTTCATCGGAAACGGCGTTTTCCCCGTCCCTTCGACGGGGCTTCAAGTTGTCGCAAACGACGGAATGAAGCTGAACGTTAAAACGGGCAAAGCGTGGATCAACGGTTACTTCTACTTCAACACGGGCGATCTTGCCGTCGAGCTTGACACAGCGGACGGACAGCTGAACCGCATTGATCGCGTTGTCGTCCGCTGGGATTTGACAAACCGCGTTATGTCGGTGAAGGTCAAATCTTCTTCGTTCAGCGCTTCCCCTACCGCGCCCGCATTGCAGAGGGACGCGGACGTTTACGAGCTTGCGCTGGCGGACATCTACGTGGGCGCAGGCGTAACAGCAATCACGCAAAGCAAGATCACGGATCAGCGTTTGAACACGTCGCTTTGCGGCGTTGTTGCCGCCGTCGTTCAGCAGATCGACACGGCGGCTTTTAACGCACAGCTTCAAGCGTGGTTCGCCGAATATCAATCCCTTTCGGCGGCGGAGTACAACACGCTTGTTTCGTATATGAATTCGCTGAAATTGCAGGGTAACGCGCAATACGACGCGTTCGAGCAACACATGGCGGACTTTGAAACACAGGCGGCGGCGGATTTCAACGCATGGTTTAACGGCTTGCAAACCGTCCTTGACGATAACGCGGCAACAAACCTTCTGAACATCACGAACGCGCTTGACGCGCGCGTGGATATGCTGGAAGCGGTGCTTTTCAATGACATTACGACAAATCCGTTCTTGATCCTCTTTGATGATCTCGACGGCGTAACGTCTACGGGCATTTGGAACGAGAGTTTGCAGAGGATCGAATGTTGACGCGGTACGCTTGCACGGTGGCGGAATTATCGTGCGTGATCGGAAACATCTTCGCGGAGCTTTCGCCGCCGTGCGCGGCTTGTGGCGCGGAGGTATTGCAGATCACAGGAACAACGGTTACAGGGAACGCGGCAACGCTGACCGTTACCGAAGCGGGCTTCGATTTCGACGGGTGCGCCGACGATACCGCTATGATCGAGCGAATGCGGAAAGGACGGTGCATATATGCAAAGACCGGAGCGGGAGCGGAAAGAACCGACAGAATTCAACGTGATTGTGAAGGCGAAAGACCTTGTAAAGCACACCTTCACGATCACGAATTCGACGGAGCGCTACCCAAAGAAATACCGCTTCACGCTTGTAAACAGGATACAGGATAAAGCGGTGGATATTTACGAATGCGTCCTTGAAGCGAACGAATTAGACCTTCGGGACGCGCAGGAATACAGACAACGGCAGAAGCTACAAGCAAAGGCGCTGACCTATTGCAAGGAGCTTCTATTTTTCATAGAGCTTTCGCAGGAAATGGGCTTTATTTCTATGAGCAGTTGCGAATATTGGTCAAAACTTGCGCTTGAAGTGAAGTACATGACGACCGCGTGGAAGAAGCGGGACAAAACGAGGGCTTGAAAAACGTTCGGGGTACATCTTGAAACGCCTAATTCGTCGAACGCCCACAACGTCCGCAACGTCAATTCGGACGGCACGTTGAACAACAACAACGCGTACAACGGCAACAGGGGCGTTCGCCCGCTTCGGTGGACTATGTGAACGAGTAGGCACAGCCGAAAGCAGAATACCACCATCAAAGGAAGGTGTATCCCGTCGCCGCTATCCACGGCGGGGACGAATACAGGATCGCCGATACCGGAGCATACCGCCTTCCGGCGGCTGGCAAAGGTTATAAACAGCGAGGATTTTTTATTATGACAGACTTTGAAAAGATATACAGCTTTGAAAGCCTATACAATGCCTACCGAAAGGCGCGGCAAGGCAAGAGGTGGAAAGGAGCGGCGGCAAAGTTTGAAGTTAATCTTCTTGAAGCGCTGAACCTATTAAGCGCGCAGATCAGAACGAAGCGCTATACCATGTCCCCGTATAACACGTTCGAGGTATACGAGCCGAAGCGCCGCGTGGTTATGTCGAACAGCTACAAAGACAAGGTTGTTCAACATTCGCTTTGCGATAACGTGCTTGAACCGATTTTGACACGATCGTTCATTCGCGATAACTACGCGTCGCAGGTGGGGAAAGGTACGCATTACGGGTTAGACAGGCTTCAAGAGTTCATGCGGAGGTTTTACAGGAAGAACGGAATTGACGGCTGGATATTGAAAGGCGATATTTCAAAGTATTTCTATTCGATCCGGCACGACGTTTTGAAAACCTTAATCCGCGAGAAGATAACCGATCCGGACGTTTTGTGGCTGATTGATCTTATCATCGACAGCACCGAAGGCAACGTCGGAATACCGATCGGCAATCAAACTTCACAGCTTTTCGCCCTTCTCTACCTTGACGGGCTGGATCACTTCGTAAAGGAAAAGCTGGGTATCAAATATTACGGGCGCTATATGGACGACTTCTTTTTGATCCATCACGACAAAGCATATTTGCAGGAGTGCCGGAAGCAGATTGAAGCGTTCGTACAGGCGCGCGGGCTTTCGCTGAACGCGAAAACAAATATCTTTCCCTTGAAACACGGCGTTGATTTCTTGGGCTTTCATACATACTTGACCGAAAGCGGCGCGGTGATCCGCAAGGTGCGCCGCAGGAGCAAGAACAATATGAAGCGGAAATTGAAGAAATTAGCCGCCCTTCACGCGGCGGGACGGATCGACGCAAAGACCGTTGAACAATCCTATCAAAGCTGGAGGGGACACGCGGAAAAGGGAAACAGTTATCACTTGATCCGGCGGACGGATCAGTATTACAACAGCTTAATGAAAACAAAGGAGGCGGCACAATGTCAAAAACATTAGGCAGTTTGACGGTGGGCGCGAAGATTGAAGTTCCGGTTCTTTCGGCGTATCAATCGCGCTTCGGATCAAAGATCGTTTTCAAGATCGCCGACAAGAACCACAGCGGCTACCCGTCGAATTCCGTAACGCTGATTACGGAAAAGATCATTCAGTTAATGTGCTTCGACGCGAAAGAGCCGAGCAACAGCAACAGCGACCGGAAACAATACGGCAATAACCGCTATCAATATTCAAACATTCTGCAATGGCTGAACAGCAACGCGGCGGCGGGCGCATGGTACAGTGCAAAGCACAGCGCGGACGCGCCGCCTACAAACGCGAACGTATGGAACAATTACAACGAATACGACGCGTGGGCGGGCTTCCTTGCTATGCTTGATCCGAAGTTCGTTGCGGAGCTTCTGACAACAACGCAGACCGTCGCAAGAAATACCGTTACCGACGGCGGAAGCTATGAAACGGTAACGTCAAAAATGTTCCTTGCGTCCACCACAGAAGTGGGGCTTGCGAATGAAAACAATATCGCAGAAGGAACGCTTCTTGCGCTATTCAGCAACGACGCTTCCCGCGTCGCTTATCCTACGGCGCAATGCGTGAGCAATTCGGAGTACACGGACGCTAATTTCAGCACGTCAAAGGGCTGGTATTGGTGGCTTCGTACGCCTCATTCGTCGTACGCCCACCGCGTCCGCTGCGTCAATTCGGACGGCTCGTTGGGCGGCAGCAGCGCGTTCGACGGCGGCAGGGGCGTTCGCCCGCTTTGTAATCTTAAATCTTCTATCTTGGTATCTGACAGCCCGAACAGCGACGGAAATTATACGGTAATCTACAATTCCGCGCCTTCCGCGCCGCCCAGCATTACCGCGCCCGCGACGTGTTACAGCGGGCAGAACATCAACGTTTCTTGCGCGGCGGCGACCGATCCGGACGGCGACGCGCTGACCTATTGTTTCGAGCGCTCATACAACAGCGGCGCGTGGACACAGGTTCAAGCGTCCGCAAGCAGGACGTTCACGGAAGCGGTATCGACCGCGTGGAACACGTTGAAATACCGCGTCCGCGCGAAGGACAGCTACGGCAATTATTCCGCGTACACAACAAGCGGAGATATTGCCGTAATCCATAACCAGCCGCCCGTGATTTCCGGCAGTAACGCCGATCTTGGCACGAAGCGCGGGGATTTCACCTATCAATACAGCGTAACCGATCCGGACGGCGACACGGTGAACGTTGTTGAAAAGATCGACGGAAAGACAATCGCGACGAAGAACGCAATCACGTTGGGCGCAACGCAGACGCTTTCCGTTTCCGGAAATACCTTCACGGCGCTTACGAACGCCCAGCACACGATCACAATTACGGCGACCGACAGCGCAGGAAATAGCGCCGTCCGGACGCTGACGTTCACGAAGTCGATCGCGGGCTTCGTTATCACGCTTTCCACGCCGCTGGAAGCCAACAGCCAGCCGACACGCGCGAATATCAAGGTAACGCGAGATATTCCGGCGGGCGGCACGTTCAAGGTTGAAGCGACGAACAATCCGTTTGACGCTTCCCCCGTTTGGGAGGATTGCACGAACGCGGTTGTTCAAGGCGTTGCACACGTTTTCACAAATAAGATCAACACGGCGGCGCAGTACGGAATGAATATCCGCGTAACCGTCCAGCGCGGCGACGCGCTGACCGCTTGCTGGGTATCGGGGATCGGGGGGAATTTTGAATGAGCGTAACACACAAGAAGAGCGAAAAGCAGATCGGCGCGGCAGAGCTTGAAGCCTTGCGCGCTTCGATCATGGCGGAGGTTGAAGCCGCCCGCGCCGAAACCGAAGAAAGCATTATTTCGAGTATCCGCAATAACCTTGTTTCCCTTCCGGAGCAAGGCGAAGAGTGGAACGAGAAGAAAAGCTATATCACGGGCGACGTGGTAACGCTTGACGGCGTGAGCTACACGGCAACGCATTACAGCCGTGGAAAATCCCCTGCTTCAAATCCGGACAAATGGACGCGCACACCGACCGAAGAGCAAATCGCGCATGGGCTGACCTTCCGGACGGCGAAGTAATCACGGAGGGAACAAAGGTAACGCACAACGGAAAGAAGTGGGTATGCGTCGCACAGCACTTCAAATCTTCCGTCTATTCCCCGCGCGTCAATTCGACGAAGTGGGAAGAGATAACATAACGGCAGGAAGGAGGATCAACGATGGACACTTTCACAACGGTTCTTTCCGTCTTTTCTACCGTATGCGCTATCGTGTTCGGCTATATCGCTTTTGTTCGTAACAGGGACAAGGACAAGGAAAGCAATGTGAAGCACGACGCGACAGTTTTAACCGAGATCGGATACATCAAGGCGAACACGGACGAAATCAAGGCGGAGCAGAAGGAACAGCGAAAGACGAATACGGAGTTCGTAACGCGCTTGACCGACGTTGAAGCGTCGGCGAAACAGGCACACAAGCGGCTTGACCACATCGAAAAACGAATGGATCAAGCAGAGTAACACCAGCGGCGGCGGGGGCTTCCCCGCCGCTTCTTCATTGCAAAGGAGGGTTCAGCAATGAGCAATAGCAAACTTATTTCGTGTACGCTGATTTCGCCGAACAAGAACAGCCCACGAAATCACAAGATCGACACGATCACAATTCATTGCGTCGTCGGGCAATGTTCCGCCGAGAGGATCGGCGAAATCTTCAAGCCGACTTCGCGACAGGCAAGTTCAAACTACGGGATTGGCTACGACGGGCGGATCGGGCTTTACGTCGATGAAGCCGATCGTTCGTGGTGCAGTTCTTCGGCGGCGAACGATAACCGCGCAATCACGATCGAGGTTGCAAGCGACACGAAGCACCCATACGCCGTGAATGATAAAGCATACGCGGCGCTTCTTGATCTTGTCGAAGATATTTGCCGCCGGAACGGGATCAAAAAGCTGGTATGGAGTACAAGCAAGGACGACCGCGTAAACCACAAGAACGGGTGCAATATGACCGTTCACAGGGATTACGCGAACAAGTCTTGCCCCGGCGATTATCTGTATAACCGACACGGCGAGATCGCGGCGGAGGTAAACAGGCGGCTGGGCGTTCCAGCGGAGGAACAGAAGCCGGAGCAGAAGCCGCAGGGCGACGCGAAGAGCCTTTACCGCGTCCAGCTTGGCGCGTTTGAGAAGAGGGACAACGCAACGGCGTTCGCGGCGAAGCTGAAAAAGGAAGGCTTCGATACCTATATCGTGCAGATCGGCAAGTATTACAAGGTGCAAGTTGGCGCGTTCAGCGTCAAGAAGAACGCGGAAGCTATGCTGGAGAAGTTGAAGAAGGCGGGACACGACGACGCTTTCATTACCTATTCCGGCACGTCCGGCGGGACATCGGCGCGGAAGATCACAACGGGAAGCAAAGTGCGCGTGAAAGCGGGCGCGAAAACCTATTCCGGCGGAAGCCTTGCTTCCTTCGTCTATTCCCGCGATCACATCGTCAAAGAGCTTTCCGGAAAGCGCGCCGTGATTACCTACGGCGGAACGGTTGTCGCGGCGGTGAACGTCGATGATCTAACGCTTGTTTAACACACGCACAACGCACGGTATGCGTTACACAACGCGCGCCGTGCGTTAATTGCGCTATGAAAGGGGGACGCAATGAAAATTACATCTTCGAGCGGGAAGCGGGTGGCGAAGCACCGCTTCTTCAAAGCTGACGAACGCTTCGCAACGAAAGCCGTTATTGTGATCGCAATTACAACGGCGGCTTTCATCGTCGCGCAGTACGTTTCATTCCTTATCACGCGGCAGGAACAAACCGTTCTGATCGAATGGTATTTCCGCGCCGTCGTGATCGAATGCGGCGTAATGATGATGAAGCGTCTTGCCGAAGTAATCGTCGGCAGGATCAAGAAAAAAGAAAAAATCGACATAACAGAAAGCGAGGATACAAACAATGACTATTGATCTTACCAGCATTGCAAACGCCGTGATCGCTCTTATCGCGGCTATTATTACCGCCTTCGTGATCCCGTGGATCAGAAGCAAGACGACCGCCGCACAGTTTGAGAAAATCAAAATGTGGGTAACGGTTGCCGTCGAAGCCGCTGAACAGCTTTACACCGGAAGCGGCAGGGGCGCAGAGAAGAAAGCATACGTCGTTGAATTTCTGAATAGCAAGGGCTTCAAGATCGACGCGGAAACGCTGGATAAACTGATCGAAGCCGCCGTCTTTAATCTTCCGGACTACTTCACTATTTCCGGCATTCCGGCGGATACCGACAGCAACAAAGAGTAATTGAACGCGCGGCGGATCGCGCTTCCCCTTTCAGCCTTCCGCCGCATAAAGAACAATCCCCCGTGCGGGCTTTCGAGCCTTCACGGGGGATTTTTTTGTTTGGTTCACTTCGCGTAAACGACGCGCGCTTCGGCGTTGTAAATCTTTTCGCCATCTTCAAAGCAATCAATCGTGATCGTTACATCTTCGACGCGATCCACAATCGGGAGCGTTTGCGGAAGATTGCTTTTCCGAACGTATCCGATCAATTCATCTTCGGCAAGAACACGGACAGCGGGCGCGCCTTCGTATTCGCACGTTTCTAAACGTCCGTCAATTCCGATCCCGTCGCTTTCACGATACAGCTTCGCAAGAACGCGCTGGCGGCTATCGAATGTAACACCGGACACAGGCAAAGCAAGAACGCCGTGTGTGGCTTCAAATTCGCGGCGGCGGGCTTCTGCTTCCGCTTGCGCGCGGGCTTCTTCCTCTTGCTTCAAGAGTGCTTCGGCGGCGGCTTTACGTGCCTTTTTCTCTTTGAAGTATCCTACAAGCACAAGGACGGCGGCAACAGCAACGCCGGAAACAAATTCGCCGATCCTATCCGGAAGGAAGGTGAAGGAACACACAAGGAAAAGCGCGGCGGCAACAAAAAGAGCGATAGAAGATTTCTTCATTCTCATTCCCCTTTCAAATTGTAAATTTTTAAGGCAGAATTCGCCCATTCTGACCTTTAACACAATTATACGCGTGTCGTGCGCTAAAATCAAGAATAAAGCGGAATATTTACACATCGTTTGCAAATAATCAGAATAAAGAGGGATCGCGGCGGCAATGAAGATATATGATTACAACGGCAAAAAGAACATTTGCGGCGACCGATTGCGCGAAGCACGCGTCGTCCGGCGGCTACGTCAAGAGGACTTAGCCGCACAAATACAGATCAAGGGGATCAATATGGAGCGGGACAGCATAAGCCGAATTGAAATCGGTACGCGCTTCGTGTCCGACTTTGAATTGAAAGTGTTTGCGGAAGTGTTGGGCGTTTCGGTACAATGGCTTTTAGGCATAGACGAATAACGGCGGCGGGGTGATCCCGTCGCCGCTTATTTTTTTCTGTTTTTTTCGCGAAAGCTATTGACATATACGCACGTATATAATATAATAATAGACAGAAAGGAGGTTAAGACGTTGAGCAAGAAAAAGCAAAAGAAAAGCGGCAATAAGAAAGACCAGCCAGCAAGCACAATCAATCTTATTACCGCGATCGTAAACCTTGTAATTGCAATTCTTCTTCTGATAGAAAAGCTGACAAGGTAA